ATGTTTAGGTAGTCAACGAAGATAGCATCAGGACTGAAACCTTTCTTCAATGACAATTCATTTAAGAGTGCCTTAAAATGACCTACATGTGCAGACGCTGTAGGATATTCTTTGATTACTAACTTACCTTGTGTCTTCTTCTTTAACTGAAGCAACTTGGAGGAGTACTTTTCTTTTGTGAGGAGGGGACTGTTGAGTTGTTGGATGGGGATGTCCAAGAGGTTGGCATCAACTCGTTCAGCAATTTTCTCCTCTGCCATTTCCATTGTAATGTAGAGTACGTTCCGCCCTTGGAGCAACATGGAGCTAGCCACGTGGCACATGAATAGAGACTTCCCGACACCTGTACCAGCAAGTGCGATATTAAGAGTCTTGTTAGGTAAACCACCTTTGGTAATCTTGTTGAAATAATCGAGATCAAAGGGAACCTTCTCTTCCTTCTTGTGATAGAAGTCATATCTGTCATCAGAATCTTGTATGTAATCGTGTCCTACATGATCATCAAAACATACACCCAATGCCTCAGACATGATGCTTGGAATTGCATCCTTTGTGCGTGTTTTGTCTTGCCCATCAGCAATCTGTACAGATTCCATCAGTGCGAGATATATTGCTCGCTCTTTACACCACCTCTCAGTGGTATCTACAAGCCAGTCTTCATTATATTGGTCTCTATCTAAGTTATCAAGAAACCTTTCAATGTCCTTATATACATCCTCAGTTATGTCACGTCTCTTCTCAACCTCAATCTTCAAAGCATTAGGCTCTGGGTTGGTATCAAAGTTACTTACATACTCTGTTAATGTTTCAAACAAGACACCATTAGGATGTCCATCAAAGTATTCCCTCTTAATGAAAGGCATAACCTTTCTACAGTAACTCTCGTTGAGGATAAGTTTACTAAGGGTAATCTCTTCAATCTTTAGTGTCATTTGTAGTGCAGATATGTTGTTATCATATAACTGTCGTTACTTGGCACCCCAAATTCATGAGGATACTGCCATGAGGACGGACATAAGACAACCCTACCACGTTTGGGTTGGATTGACAAGTCTAAGAGAGGAAACTTTAACTCTCCTCCTTCGACAACATCATTCAAGAAAATAAAATAAGAAAGAAATCTTCGTGCAGACTGGTAATCTCCCACATCAATGTGACGTTTGAAGTAATCCTGTCTACCATACTTAATCATCTTGATCTGCTCTAGGGAGTTTGCCTTAGGCCAAAATGACTCACAGTCTAACTCCTTCATATATTGCTCACCATACTGTTTAACAGCATAGATTGCCTGCGTATGGACTACTGTCCAATCTTTTTTATTATTCGTCTCAGTCTCTTCTGTCATGTTTAACATGTCAAACTTACAGAAGTCTTGTACTTCTTGACGAGTAACTACTTCGGTGTCATGCTCAAATAAATCAATAGCATTTCTGCATAGATTAAGGTCTAGCACGTCATCGTAGACCTTGATAAAGTCTTTAAGTTCCATAAGAGAATTCTTTAGCAGCACACTCGTCTAGGGCTTGTAGGATTTCGGACGAGAAGTATTTATCTGGATTCTTATAAACGACCGAAGGAAAAACAGTATCGCCATTGATAACAATCCTATTTCCTTTACGCTCAAAGACTCCATGCTTCTCACCCAACTCCAATAGTCCGTAATAGCGATCCAATCCACGTTCGTCATAAAATAATCTTACTGCAACTTGAGAGTTTTCTTTTGCTGACCTTGACTTAACCAATTTGGCTTTGATAATGTTACCAATTACTTCCTTCCCATCCTTCTCCTTACTCTTGGTAAGGTAGATGATGTTACTGGCAGCATACTTGAGACCACTACCTCCACCCATCTCTTTGGTCGGCACATATGCACCCACCACATCATATGTATGGTTAGTAACAATTAAAGGCACGTTTGCCTTTCCTAACTTCAGCGTCAGCACTCTGAAGATAGACTTGACTACTTGAGCACGTGTCATATCACGTGTCTCTTTACCTTGCTCGGAGTCCTCCATCTCTTTGGAGGTAGACAACATACCAAGGGAGTCTAACACCATAAGCATAGGCTTTTGTTCCTTCTGTTCCAAGTATTTGTCAAGAATCTTAATACTTTGTGTCCTAAATTCTTGGACAGTATTAACTGGCACCAATACCATACGATTGGAATCAATACCTCTTGACTCAATTAACTCTCTACTTATCGCACTTTCAGACTCAAAGTAAATAACCCCAGCATCAGGATTAGATTCGAGGAAAGACTGAACCATACCAAGACAGAAAAAAGTTTTGCCTGTTGATGACTCACCTGCAATAGCAGAGATTTTGTTTCCTGGAACCCCACCTTTGATGGAGCCACTAAGTAGTGCGTTAAAGATGTATGAACCCGTGTCGATATAACCACTTGTATCACCAGCAGCAACACCATCAGCAACGACACTAGCGTATTCATTGTCTATCTCTTTGACAATATCTTTTAAAAAACTCATAATTAATCATGTTTATGTGCTATGCCTAACTCATGCATCTTTGCATGCTCTGCGATTGGATCTTTAACATCCTTACCTCCTGGACCGAAGGTAAACCACAACCCACCTCCTACCAAGAGGAGAAGGATGCCAATGATAATAAAGACTAAGACCATAGTGCCTCTAATGTGTGACGTTTCTCTGCTTCCCACCCAATAGTATCAAGGATTGCTTTAAGAGGAGCAAGGAAACTCTTCTCAAATTGTAAATCATAATCTATACTATTGTCAAGCCCAAACTCGGTGGGAAGTGTTTGAAAGAATGAGATAATATTCTCATTGATTCGGTTTGGGGTACGTAGATGAAGATACTTAATCTTCTCACCCTCTTGGATAACAGGATACTTGTGGTACAACTTATTCTTTTTAATGTGGAAGTTGTACAACAACGCTCCACGCACATGCATAGGGCATCCCTTACCATAGATAGTGGCCGAAGATGTATTCTTCTGTATATTATTACAACCACGTGGGAATGCTACTTCCTCTGGTGGCATTGCTTCAAACTTCTCACGGAAGTCCTTGATATATTTCTGTGTGTCAGACTCACTACCAGTCATAATAACATTGAGTGCTTCTTTAATAGCGACACGACATGGTGCAGGTGTAGAAGACTTAACTGCTTCGATACCCATCATCTTTAGTTTAGGTTTCTCATACTGGACACCCTCACTATTCCATACGTTAAGAATATATCTTTTCTTAGCAGTCCAGATACCCTTGTTAGCGATATTCTCTCGCTTCATGACCATCTTCTGCTCGTATGCATTTACATAGGTTGCCATTTCTTGATAAGCACTCTCAATATAGCGATCAAGTTCCACATCACACACCTTCTTAAGGAACCTAAGTGTACTCTGATCGTCCTTCTCTCCACTGGGGAATACAGCTTGTACCAGAGGACCCATATGGATGTAAATACTATCAGTGTCACTAGCAATAACATAATCTTTCTCGTTAGTTTTTAATACATTGTTTAGGTATTTGTTTACCTTGTTTTCTATCCATCGGATTGAGACTTGTCCTGATAGAGTGATTGCTTCAGCGTTCGCAAGATTGTAATACCTGAAGTATTGGTTACCGATAGCACCGTAGGCAGAGTTAAGTTGGATCTTTCTTGCCATTTGGATGTTATTAAACTTAGCAATGTCTCGTCTGAGTTTGTCTGTTGGTTTTGTTTCATACTCTTGCTTTGCATGAAGCATACGCTTCTTATATATTGTCCTCTCATCGTAGATGCGTTGCATCATCTCTGGGAGAAATCCGTGGATGTCTTTGCGGTATTGTGCTCCGTTGGCACACACAGCATAGTCCCCTCCGACGGAAACAGTTTGGTTGAGCAGTCCATCAACACTGGCGGTGGGATGCCTTCTTTCGACAAGCGTCTCTGGGCTAATGTTGTACTGCATAATGAGATGAGGATATAGACTGTTGAGATCAAAACTGACCACCCAATCATATAAGCCAGGAATCGGCTCCTTAACGTAGGCTCCTGCATACTTGTCATCCTTCTTTGTAGTTACACGTGGTGGAACAACGATGTTCCTCTTTGATAAGTCATTATAGATGAGGGTATCCCACATCCTTACCTGAGAATATACATCCTCAAAGTTGACCTTAGCATCATAGGACATGGTGACTGCCAATTCAATCAACTTCATCTTATCTTCCAATTGGTCAACAAGATTCACGTCATGGATGTTGTATTCAACAAACCTATCCCAATCATTAGTGTAGAAGTCCTTGAAGTTTTCATACTCACTGTGGTCTAACTTAGCATCATCCAACTCAACATGAGCAATATGATCCAAGCGATAAGACTCTTGGTTTGTATAAGTAAACTTCTGGTACAAGTCAAGATAGTCTAGGATGTTAACCCCGACTACATTGTATGCCAAATTCTTTCTACCACGAATAACTATCTCTCTATCCCTAACCATCTTCCAAGGTGACAGTGCTTTCTTCCACTTCTCACCTAAGATTTTCTCTACTCTTCGACAAATATAAGGGATATCATATAGGTTACAGTTCCATCCTGTAATAATGTCAGGAGTATTCTGTGCCCACCAGTTAACAAAGTCCTCAAGCATCTCATGCTCCTTCCAGAAGACACGATACTCATGCTCAGAATTAAACTCTCGTGTGCCCCATGTAATAATCTTCTTAGTATTAAAGTCTTTAATAGTGATACAAAGCATCTCTTCTTGACATGCTTCTACATCAGGGAATCCATTTTCACATGCTACCTCAATGTCAATCGTATAGATTTTCATCTTAGACATGTCATAATCTATATCACTAGGAAACTTCTGTCCTATGTGCTGATAGATGAATCTCTCATACCCATGCACCTCTAAACCAGCAGCACCTTCATACTGCTTGAGAGTGTCACGTGCCTCTCTAGCACCATCGAATTGCTTTCGATATGCTTTCCTACCATCCAAGGTTTTATACTTGGATGGTTTGGACTGAGACTGAGGTACGAAATACAAGACTGGATGTGACTTCTCACGATACTGCACTGGTTGGCCATCTTCATAACCTCTGTAGAGAATATCATCTCCCAGAAGAACCAGATTGGTATAAAAGTCACTCATTTCTTAGATAGCTTTGCAATAGTCTCGTTGTATCTCTCCTGTACTAGGGGAGAAGGATCCAGTATAGTCAAAACATCGGTGGATGTCAAGAAGATGTGTCTATTGGATGAGTAATGGGGGTATGGAATCAAATCCACTCCGTCTCCAGTCTCACTGCCCTTCACTTGGAAGGTCTCGTCAACAAGGAGCGAAGGCTCATCATCCATCTCCGTTATCTTCCCCAAAATATACATCTCTGGGGCTGTCTTCAGTAGTAATACCTTCAGCATTGGTTTCTTTAAGTGATTTTAACTTTTCAAGTGCGTTGTGATAACCCTCCAGTACATTCTGGTGTGGGTCGGACATAGACACTACAGAAAATAGTGTTACAACGTTACGTCCTGTGCTAAGAGGAGACCAAGGAAAGAATTGTAACCTTAGGTCACTCAGTGAATCGAGAGGGTCAGGTGGTTCCTCATCCTGATAACTGTCAGCACCTTGAAACATATCATTACTAGACTGTAGTAGTGAGACAGTAAAAGCATTCTCAAATTCATACGCAAGTGCCTGAGTATCGGTTTCGTTAGCACGGATTTCTTTAACGTCCGCTACTACGTCTTCCCCGTTTTGCATTCTTGCGATTTTTATCATTGGTTCCCTCCAACAGGTTGTAATAAGTATAACGTACCATGTCAACAAATGCACGTCTTGCTGAAATATTTCTCTCGTCTGCTAACACATGCACCATCTGCATGAATTCATCGGAATACTCAGGTGGTAGGTCCACAGTGAGTGTATCGCTCTTGTTTGTGTACTGGGTACACAAATTAACATACATGTTCATATCAAGTCCAAATAAAAAAGAGACCCTTGGGTCTCTTCTGTTGTATTTTATATATGTTAGTAATCATCATCGTTTGTCTGTGACTCCACCCACTCAGCATTGTTTCGACAGTATGCATCAGCATCTATCTCCATCCTCCAGTGGGTGACGGTATGAAGGGTCTGTATCATTACAAAGAAACCCAATACCATCACAGGTCCTATCCATAAGGGGTGCATGATTATCTCACCTGGTGTTCGTTTCACGATAGGTAATCCTTACGAGCATGGTGCTCAGGTACCACCTTACCAAGTTTAACTACCAATAGACCATCCTCGAATGAAACATCAATAACCTCTGTGTCTTCTGCCACAGTCCATGAGCGTTTAAAGCTTCTCTTTGCGAGTCCTCTATGGAAATACTGCTCGGTGGTCTCTTTAGGGGTGTCCTTGACACCTTCCACATGTAGTTTTCCATACTCAGTAAATACCTTAACCTCATCTTTCTTGAATCCAGCGAGTGCAACCTCTAGTCTGGACTCATGATTATTAATGTGAACAATATTATAGGGTGGATAGTTCGACGTTTCCATAGCATTAAAGCTGTCGAAGTAATCATCCAACCCTAGTGAGTTAGTAAAAATTTTATCCATTAATGCTGGTAGATCAGCACTACGGTACCTTTGTATGTTAGACATAATAGCTCCTTTGTAAGCGAGTTTGTGTTGTGTGGATCCTTTCGGCATCCACATATATTTATAGCACACACCTTGGCCACTAGCAGTAGGGGTATCCGAAATAGTACATTTGTTACAGTACGGTTTTTGCTAAATAGAAGTACTTCTACTTAGGAATAATGAAAAAAGCATTCTTGCTTTTTGGTATGATTTTGATGAGTGGCACAGCAGCTCGTGCCGACCTGACTCATAGACTTAGTAGCTCTACGCAACTCCAAGTAGATGCGGGTTATACTTCAGTGTCGAGAGCAGGTAATTCATATAGCACCAGTGGATCTGGTGTCAGCACAACTATTACACCTTCTGGTGGTAGTGCAGCTAGTGATCTGGGTGGCATCTCTGCTGTCAGCACAGCAGGTGTAGCAACTTTTGCCCTGCCTGACGTAGCACAGACAACCCAAGGAAATGCATATAGTTTTACACAAAATATAACTACTGGTGATGCTATTGTGACCACTGCTGCGGACGTAGGTGACGTGCTTGGTTATAGTAATATAGTCTCCACTGCCCCTGGTACCGCTGGTTCCTTGGCTGGAACTATTTTAAGTTCGGGTGCCATGACTCTAACAGCTGGAGGTTCTGGTACATCGGCTACGGGACAATTCGTTACAGAGGTTACCATTCGCTAGGATGATACATAATGAAGAAGAGGATTGCCCTATATGTGACTGCTGTGGTAAGTGCAAGTGTCGTTGCTGCACCTGCCCTGGCGGTCCCAGTGGTACCAAACTTCCAACAAGGCTCGATGACGAGCCACACGGAAACTGAGTCTACGATTACGGAGACCATAAATTCGATTGACATGAGGACAGGATGGGAATACACAGTGAGTGGGGTAGGCGTTTCAAACGATGGAGCAGCACTAAACCCCAACGTGAATACATCAACAGTAACAGTAACACCAACGGTAGGGTCAGGGGACGGAGCAATACAAGGCTCAGTCACCTCTCAATACGACAACTTGAACTTCAACACGACAGGGACGTTTACGATAACGACTCCAGGGGAAGCCTTCCAATTCGTACAAAGCTATCAAGGACCAGGGGTCACCAACCAGACCCTAATACAAAGAGTCACCACCGTAAAATCCGTAACAGAC